AGTTGAGGGAGTTACTGTCACACCAGCTGATTAACAGATGTACGGGTTATACACCTGATGGAATGATTAAATACACTGTTGAGGGCACGAGGATGAGCGGAGACATGAACACCTCACTTGGGAATTGCATTTTAATGTGTGGCATGATCTGGAGTTATCTTCAGGAAAGGAAGATAGTTGGCCACTTGGCCAACAACGGTGACGATTGCGTCGTTTTTATGGAAAGGAAAGACTTGACGAAGTTTTCCAAAAATTTGGATAGTTGGTTCTTGGAATTGGGCTTCAACATGGTAGTAGAGACACCAGTGTATGAGTTTGAACAAGTTGAGTTCTGCCAGACCAAGCCAATTTTTGACGGGAATAAATGGGTCATGTGTCGTAACCCACGCACTGCAATTGCTAAAGATTCAGTCATGCTGTCTCCATACCAGTCTAAGGGCAAGTTTTTAGGCTGGTTGGATGCGGTTGGTACTGGAGGACTGTCTATGACAGCAGGGTTGCCCATTTTCCAGTCTTTCTATAAAATGTACATTAGATCAGGAATGAGGCGAAGAGTAGATGCCAATTTGTTAAGCTGGAATATGCAGCAACATATGAAATACGGGAACAAACGAACCGAACGACCGGTTAGTGACCAGGCGCGATTAAGCTTTTGGCTTGCCTTTGACGTCACCCCCGATGAGCAGATAATACTCGAGAAATACTACGATGACATGTTCATTAATCCAACCCTACAAACTTCAGATGATTATCAATCTAGGGTTGTCTTCGCCTCACTATGAACATGGGGTTCCCACCTTAACCAACCAAATACAATTTGAATGTGCTAATATAAAAGTCAAGAGACTGCACGGTTGGCCGCACAGGTGGTGGGGATGAACAGTCCGGTTACGTTGCCGGATCCCATACAAACAATTAGAATTAAGTAGAACATACACACTAGCAACTCTGGCTTTATTACCAGTAGCAGCATTAGGAGCATTAGGAGCAACAGTAGCAGCATTAACACACGAAAATTCGGTTAGAAACCAGAAAGGAAATTACACAAATACACCCGCAGATCGGTTACAGAGGGAATTGGACCAATTGACAGCATT